AGAATGTAAACGAAAGAACATTGATGGTAGGAGAATGTATCTCACCGAAACTGGTGAAGCATATCCATCTATTACTACTGTATTGAGTCGGATGTCTCGTGATGGCATCAAGGCGTGGCGTGAGCGTGTCGGTGCTGAAACTGCCAACAAGATTTCTACTCAAGCATCTCGTCGGGGTACGGCAGTTCACAAACTCGCAGAGAACTATCTAAGCAATGATGCTCTGTGGACTAAGGGTGCGATGCCATCTAACCTGTCTACATTCTACAGCATCAAACCAATCCTTGACGAACACATCAATCTTGTTTACGGGCTTGAGGTCAATCTGTGGTCTGACTATCTTGGTGTAGCGGGGCAGTGTGACTGTGTGTGTCAGTGGGATGGTAAGAACACGATTGTGGATTTCAAGACCGCACGGAAAGCAAAGAAAGAAGAGCACATCCAAAACTATTTTATGCAGGGATGTGCCTATGCGATTATGTTTGAAGAACGCACAGGTATCGCAGTTCCGAACATCGGTATTGTGATTGCGGTTGACGATGATGAACCTCAAGTGTTTCATGTGAAACGAGATGATTATGTTGAGGGGTTGACAGAGCAGATAAAATTGTATAAGATGGAACTTTCTATGGACGGTGTTGTCTAATAGAGTGCCCTCTTTGGAGACTATATTATGAATGTATTTTTCCTTGACAGGAATGTGAAGAAGTGTGCTGAGATGCATTGTGACAAGCACACTTGTAAGATGATTATCGAATACGCACAACTCATGTCTACCGCACACCGTGTTCTTGACGGTGACCTCTATCTTGACAAGACTGCCAACGGTCGTTCTATCAAACGGTGGCGACTTGACAAATACGAAGATGTGTTCTACAAGGCATCTCACATCAATCACCCCTCTGCGATTTGGGCACGACAGACAAGCAACAACTATCTGTGGTTGTATCAGTTGTGGTTCGCACTCTGCAAAGAATACGAACATCGTTATGGGCGGGAGCATTTGACTTTTACTAAACTCAAGAACATTATTGGGTTTCCACCAAATAACATTCCAAAGGGTGCGATGACTCAGATGCCACAAGCAATGCCAGATCATTGCAAGATGGACAATCCTATTGATGCATACCGCAACTATTACAAAGTTGAGAAGAAAAACTTTGCAAAGTGGACTGCACGACAGATACCGAACTGGTTCTTGACAGCAGTTGCGTGATGTGGTATAAATACTATTGATTCAGTGAAGCAGACCGAAAGGTTGATGGACGAGGGTGCGAATCCCTCCTGCTCCACCACAAGTGCATCTGTAAGGCGAGGTAAGGTTCGATGACCACGCAGGGTGTACTTTTGATGGGGCAGATATAGATTCGACATCGATGCAATTAGGAAAGTGGAGAATCCGTCAAGGCAGAAGACGATAGGATTGGGGGTTCCCGGTCGAAGAAGCAACTTAAAGTAAACGCAAACGATGAAACATTTGCACTTGCAGCCTGATTAAGGTTGCGGAGTTTTTTGGGGGTGTACTTGGCAACAGAAACACCCCTTTCATTTCAGAGGCAACTCACATGAGAACACTCGCATTACTCATGTTGTTATGGACGACAGCATCATTTGCCGAACATCGTGGCATCCAACCAGATACTAAACAACTTCCGATTCAATGCGGCGACAGTGAACACATGGTAGATGGAATCAGAGAAAAATTCTCTGAAGAAATTGTTATGATGGCACCCAGTCAAAATCAAGTTGGCCATGATCTGTTCCATTCTTTATGGATCAATGCAGATTCAACCACTTGGACATTCATGGTAGTCAACCGTAACCTTGGTGTCGCATGTATCATGGCAAGCGGTGACCAAATGAAAATGTTTTTCCCTTCAGGTATCTAATACACCTTTTTTGAGAAACCATTCTCGCATCTCGATGCATTGCCCTTCAAATAAGTAACCATCGGATGCGACGAATTTAAATCCGTAATCTGAGTTGATGACATCCATATTTGCGATAGTGTTGACAAATGTTGCACACTCTTCATACGATGTGAAGACTCGATCTGAGAGATCTTCCGGCCCACCATTCAACGAAAATACTAATAAAACTTCAATCATCACTTTGCTCCAATTTTTTTATGCGATCTTCTAGTTCGTCTATCTTCTTAGTGACAAATGGATACTTCTTACGCCATGCATCAGTTGGTTGTTCTAACCATGTCCATCCGTAACGTGCAACTAAAAAATCGAGATACTGATCTACTTTGCCATAAAACCAAATACCAATGTTAGTCTCTTTGAGATATGCTAATGCAATTGCACCTGCTATTGACCCACCAATTGCAGTCCAAATCCATAATGTATCACTGAACATTCGATCAAGCATTTCCATTTTCTTTCCTTCCAGTACATTCTATATATGCACTCATGTCGTGATCTTTGACACCATCTAATACACCAGATCTGTACCCTCTGAACTTATCTTTGATCTTCTGCCAGAAAGTCAACTTACGAACAAACCCATAGAAGTTGATATATCGAAGAGTGCCGTGATGACGATAGAACATTAAAGCAGGAGGTACAGATGTGACGATATCATTATTGTTAACGTGTCGATAGTGAGGACACTTAATTGTTTTAGTGAATCCTTTGGTGCCGACTCTAGGTGAACCATAAGTGTATAAACAATCCACGTCATCACCAAATCTAGAAGCAGTGACAGTCGACATTGCACCACCTAAAGAGTGACCTGTAATAAAGAATTCTTTTCCAGTTCCATTTTCCATATAGTGAGATTTAATATCCATCCACAATTTTTCTACTTCATTCTGAAATCCGTTATGAACATACCCACCCACAATACCCCTGTCCGGAAATGCATTAAGGTCTGCTAATATGTCCGACAGTTCATCTGGTTCTGTTCCTCTGAAACATAAAACGTATCTTCTAACATTCCACACAGCATGGCATTGTGCACCATCGGTGTCAAAAAATTTATGATGGGTATAACCTAGATCTTTAAACTCTTCACTTGCTTCTTTCTCATCAAGATATGCAATTCCTGCTAACTTTGCCATCTCATGACAGTTTTCTGCATACTTCATAGATTTCTCCATTTTTGTTTTATTGTTTTTTTCTTTTCTTCAAAGTCGTCACGCACTTTCTGTATTCTTTCGAATAACAGTTGATGCCAATAGTCATACTTTGGTTGAGATGATACTCTTCTACGTATTACTGTTTTAGGGAAATTAACCATAATAATAACCAGATAGAACCACCAATTACAGTGAGACATGCGAGACCTGCACTACCGTATACTAAAGTATCTTTAATGAGTTTCTTTTTTGCTTTTGCTTTTGCTTCTTGACGTTTGCGTTCGTTTTCACGCATCGTTTTTCTGTTTTCGATAAACTTACAATAGTCATCCCAAAGTCCAGCTCGTCCATTGTAAATAAACATTTGCTTGACTTCAGATTCATGTCTCTTGATGTCTTCTAGTGCCCAAAACGCCTGCATATCACCAGATGCGGCACTTTTCTGAAGTTCATCTTTTGCGTCTGCTAGTTTGGTCAGATCTTTACCCATCTGACCAACGGACTCGACGTGACCTGCAAATTCTTTTATTGCTCCAATCGCTTCATTTGCAATTTTTATTGCCGCTATAGCTTCGAAAATCATGAGTGCTTTCCTTTTTGAGTGACTCATGATATAATAATGATTAAAGTATTTTTCAATCAAGGTGGGTTGAGCATCTATTTATAAATACGGTGTTCGACAAAAGGAGTAATGCATGCTAGAATTAATGACATCACAAAAATTTTCTCTAATGATAGAGGAGGTAGTCAAAAGCAAACGACTTGGTTACATGGATGCTATTGTGTGGTGGTGTGAGAAAAACGAAATGGAAATTGAGGTTGCTGCTAAATTGTGTAATGGAGTGATCAAAGAAAAACTGAGGTATGAAGCAGAAGAACTGAACTACTTGGAGAAATCTGCTCGACTCCCAATATGAGTGAAACAATGAGTGGATATAATGCGTATCAAACTTACCTTGCGGTAAGCAGTCATTTCAAAGGGCATTACGATTATTTTAAAT